AAAGATCGGGACTTGAAATTCCGCGCCAATGTAGATATATATATTCTACCTGCGAAACACGGGTTTGTAGCCGTGTGAGCAGCACCAGTTGGCGTGGACATGCTATGCCTGCTTGTGACAGGTGTAGCGCCCTGAAAGAGCGCTAGCTGGGCATGATATGTCGTTATCGGAACCATACCTTGGTTCCCTGCAAGGAACTTAGGCGCTAGGTTTCGATAACGGATACTCAGTGCATTTTGTTGTTGCAGTAAACCATCGAGCAGCGATAGGAATCGTCGTACTGCACGATGCCTATCGCCGCCCAACTTCGGTTCAAGCAACAACCTAAAGATCCTCAACCTCAATCCAGAGAGTTGCCCCCGTAACAGTCGCGGCCAAGCCTGCGTATCTGTGATAGGGAGAGTCGTCACGACGGTTCTTTTCTGTTTGGTACTCGAGAAACTTGAAATACCACTTGAGAGTATATTCTCTGCCCCACACCGTTGCAATCGGATAAATTACGGGCCACCGGAATAAGCAGGCGAAGGCAACGCGAATAGCAGTGAATTCGTTCTAGGGGTCTTTAAAAGCATGACGGATAGGACAAAGAAAACCCCATCCTATCCGAATGTGCAACTGTTACTGTCAGACCACATCGAACAGCCTAATCAGCATATCCCAAAATTAAGCGTGGGTTTATGCAGCCACTCCTTCCCGTCCTATTACCCACAACATCACTTCCATCCGGCTTTTGGCTTCGACTTTCTGCATAATTCGCGCCAGGTGATTTTTGACGGTAACGGTGCTGATGCCCAGCTCCGCCGCAATGACCCGATTGCGCAATCCGCAACCGACAAGGCGTGCAACCTCGACTTCCCTAGGGGTGAGCGTCACTTGCGCACCACCTTGCGATTCGTCACCAGCCGCAACCCCGGAATTGTCTCCCCGGACTTGAGTGCTCGGGCCGCGGCCGTCTTGTCTACCGACTGGTTGACGACGACCCGCATAAACTCCTGCGGGACGTCGGACTCGTCCACGATCTCGACCGATGGCGGGCAGGACTTGAGCAGCAGTGTGCTGGTACGGCCCTCGAGCTTCGCCCTCCCGGAGGTTTCGATAACGCGCTGGATGTAAACTTCGATCCGCTCCTGCTTGCGCTCGAAAGACCGTTTCCGGTCCTGGAGCCGCTTCACCTCCGCGGAGGCAAATGCCTGCTGCGCTTCGCAATGCGCCAGATAGCCGGCGACGTTGTCCACCTTGCGAATCTCGGCCTCGAGGTAGCGGGCGATATCGGATTCACACTCTGCCCGGAGAGCCTCGTCTTCGAGGCCCTCGAGCGATTCAAACAAACAGTCCAGGTGGTCTTGTATAGAAACCAGCGTGCCGTTGATGGGGATGATCTCCGCTAGCGCGGCCATTAGCGCACCCCCATATTTCGAGATGCAGAGATATAGATACAGTGCGCTGATGCCCGTATTTCGCCCATGCTCATCCGGAAAGGTACGCCTTTCGATGTGGCGTACTGCTCGGCCAGCATCAAGGCATCGATCGCGGCAATGTAGGAACTCGCCATAACCCGCGAGTAGCTGTTATTCTGTGGCTGCGAGGCCTGGGCCGCACCGATCGGTTCAGGTATAGCTGTCGCGGTAGGCGGGGGCGTACTTGTCATGGTTCCCCCCGTCTGCTGCCCGTTTACTCTGCTGGCGATTACTTTTCCGTTGCGCTTCACGATCGTGAACGGCTCGTTGGTATTCAACCCCAAGGCGTGAATCTTCTGCGCGTCTTCCGGCTTCAGAAACAGCACCTGATCAGTCATCGTGGTGAACATGATGTTGCCGTTGCTGATCTGTTTGCCGGTGGGAAACTTCAGCACCAGCTCATGCTCCACGTTCGGCTCGAGGATCAGCGTGTCGCGACGGAATGTTGGCGCTGCGTTAGCCATTAGGCCACCTCCGAAATCTTGTTGATAATTCCGCGGAACACGGGATGGACGTGAGCGTTACGCTCGGCCGTGACCGGCTTGCGCTCGTCTATTTCTTCAACGGCTTCCATCATCTGCGCCTCGGTCTGGTCCGTCCACTGCAGGCACGCTTCGCAGTACACGGGGCGTGCCGCGCCGAAGTGATCGGGGCAGACGCACACGGGCTCTTCCTCTTCTTCACGGGACGGGAACACAAACGAGCCGTAGCGGTCTGCGTCCTGGTGGTTGTACATCGACATTGCTTATTCCTTCCTGATCGGTTTGTACTGGGTACATAAGAATCATAGCAAGAGACGCTCTCGTTAGTCAACAACGAAATACGCTCTTGTTATGATGTTCTATACTTGAACCGTGGCTAAAGACGAACTCACAGACAGGGACCGTCAAGACCTGAAGCGTGTAATGCGCAAGCTCGGATCGAAAGGCGGCAAGGTTGGTGGTGTCGCCAGATGGGCTGACCTAAGCGACGAAGAGCGCAGTAAGCAGATGAAAGAGATTGCATCACGGCCGCGGCCAGGAGCTAAGAAGGCGAAGAAGAAATGAACTACGAGTGGGAAATACAAAAACTGGACTTGCAGTTGAAGCACGTCCGCGAAATGCAGGCCATCTATCAAGAGCGTGTCGAAGCTCACGAGCAGGGTCTGGAATATACAGGGAATCGCCTCGACCGAATTGAAGCGGACCTTGAAAAGCTGACCGCGAATGTGGACAAACTGGTGGTCGCCCTATTGAGCAAGCATTCCAACGGAAAACAATGACCGACTCACAGATGTGGACAATTATCGGCACGATCGCCGTCATGTTCCTCGGCGCATTCAGCGGCTTCTACGCCCTGCTACGCTCTGAGATCAGGGTTCTCGAGGTCCAGATGGAATCTGTCAAGAAAGATATCCTGACGGAGATGCGCGTCCATGTGGCAGAGCACCACAAGCCGTAGCTCCTCCCCTATTTGCATTTCCAAGAAACTACAGTAGACTTATAAGAATTAATTATGCGGAAACCGGGCGGGAGCTCGACATCCACCGCGGCTAAGAAGAACCCACCTCTTAGCGCTCCTCCCCCGGTTTTCCTCCCACCCCCCCGCCCGATCGACAGACCGAAGCTGATAGACGAATTCGGCCAGCTCGCCCAACGCCTGGCGGAATCCCGGATACTCGAGCAGCGGTACGAACAGTTGAGAAAGCAAATCGTAAGCTGGTACGCTGACTCCAATCCGGACGAAGCCTATTCCGAAGAGGGTGACCACTACAGCGTGGTGGTGGGACCAAGAGCGGCACAACGCGCAGTAACGGACATGAGAGCGTTGCAAGAGAGAATCGGACCCGAACGGTTCCTGGCGATCTGCAGCGTCTCGATGGAGAAGCTGGATCACTTTCTGGCCCAGGCGGACCAGAGAGGTTTAGTCAGCGTTGAAAGGATCGGCCCAAGGACAGTAAAGCCGATTCAACGATACACCGCGGCCTAGGCTGCACCAGGCGTTCCGGTATCGCCTCCTCAAAACCGGGTCCCAAGCTCCAATACCCGAAATATGCTCAATATCCTCGAGCGCAAGCTCTCGCGGAAGACGCCGGTCTTCGATCATGCTGACCAATTACTCTTTGAAGCAGACCGTGAACGGGCGACTGACCTGATGCTTTGCGACCACGTAGATGTAATCGGGACCACAACCCGAATCAAAGCACTGCGATTCCGCGGCCCTGATCCAGCCGGCCAGCTGCTCTCGGGCTCGCACCCGAAACGGCAACTCGGCCAGGTACATAAGGCCGAAAACTACTTCAATCCAGCCGGCGTCTGGGCTTTCGACAGAATCCCGTCTATCTATAGAGAAGCATTCGTCGGCGTCCTGACCTCTGTAGCGGTATGACAAACAAGAATGACAAACAAAACGGCGGAATAACAAACAAACGCGGGCGCTCTCAGTTGTGGGATGCGCTTATAGCCCAGTGGCTGCATAGCAGGGGCGAGGGTACGAAGGGTACGTACGGCATCACGATGGCCGACTTTCGGGCCTTCATCAAGGACCGCCCGATACAGCGCTGCGACCTGAAGTTGCTCCAGGATTATGTAGACACCATCAAGAAGATGCCGCGTACGATCGCACGCCAGGTGGCGACGATCCGCTCCGTCTTCAAGTTCGCGGAGGAGATGGGCCTGATCAAGTACAACCCTGCTCGAGCGCTACGCGCCCCGAAAGTACCGAACCAGTTAGCGGAGAAGATTCTCGAGGCGAAGCAGATTCGCTCCATGATCAGCAAGGAACCTAATAAGCGGAATCAGGTGCTGTTGAGGGTACTCTATGCGGCCGGGATCAGAGCCTCGGAAGCCGCAGATCTATGCTGGGGAGCCGTACAGCCTCGGGTAGACAAGGGCGGTCAGATCACGGTGGTCGGGAAGGGCTCGAAGTCGCGGACCATCCTGCTTTCGCTCAAGACCTGGCAGGCGTTGTTGTCGGTGAAGCCTGCGAAATGCGACCCGAAACTTCCGGTATTTGTGTCTCGCGAGGGGGAAAAGGAACCGCTGCGCCGAACGACAATCAGCAATATTGTGAGATTTGCCGCCGAACGGGCCGGAATAGATCGCAAGGTATCGGCTCACTGGATGCGCCACGGCCACGCATCACACGCGCTGGATAATGGCGTCCCTTTGTCGGTTATTTCCCATACTTTAGGACACTCTAATATCTCGACAACCCACGCATATTTACACGTCAGACCAGACCAAAGCTCTGCCACAAGTCTCGGTGTATAACTCCAGTAAACAAAACAGATATTTTGTTTAACGAAATTTTGTCAACTGTATGGCACTTCAGAGGCGAAGTTTACATAATACGGAAAACCGCCCCCAAGGGGGCGGGCCTCATCCACGCATGTGACTGCAACTAAAAAAAGGGAAAACTACCCCGGCAAGCGGGCTAAGACCAGCATTTTCAAGAAGAAGCGGTTCCTCGAGGAGTTCGCCAAGTGCGCGAATCTCTCGACGGCAGCGAAAATAGCCGGCGTCGATCGCAACATTCACTACAAGTGGCTGGAGGACCCGGAGTACGTCGCGGCGTTCGACATAGCCCACAAGGAAGCCTGCGATGCGATCGACCAGGAGATCTACCGGCGAGGCGCGAAGGGGTTCCTCGAGCCGGTCTTCTACCAGGGCAAGAAGGTATCTGACGTACGCCGGTATGACTCTACGTTGTTGATTTTCTTCGCCAAAGGGCTGATGCCCGATAAGTACCGCGAGAACTTCAAGGGCGATATTAACCTGAAGGCCGACGTAACCGCCAACCACAACCTGGACCTAACACGCCTTACAAATGAACAGCTTGAGGCCCTCGACGCCCTCTATACCGCGGCCGTTGCCGCCGACGGAAGAGCAGCGGAAAGCATTCCTGAACGAACTGTTGAAGGAAAAGCAGAGGAGACAGCGGAACCGGATAGCGGACTACTTCCAGAGTAGCGGTCCATTCCGCAGGGAACTGTATCCAAAGCACTTGCAGTTCTTTGCGGCGGGCGGGCAGCATAAGCCGATGCCCCCGGACTGCCCAGCCGACTGCGATGGCTCATCTCACCGTGAACGCTGTTTCATGGCAGCGAACAGAATCGGGAAGACTACAGCGGGCGCGTATGAGATGACGTGCCATCTCACCGGGAATTATCCTCACTGGTGGGTAGGGAAGCGTTTTGATCGTGCGATCCGGGCGTGGGCTTGTGGTCAGTCGAACAAGACAGTCCGCGAAATCATACAGCGGGAGTTGCTAGGGCCGGTGAACGCCATGGGTCAGGGTATGATCCCCGGCGACCTGATAACACACCGGACGACAAAGCAGGGCATAGCCGAAGCCACGGATACCATCTATGTGAGGCATGCCTCGGGCGGCACATCGTCGGTACAACTCAAGAGCTACGAGGAAGGGCAAGCCAGCTACTTCGGAGCAGCTATCGATCTGGGGTGGGCGGACGAGGAACCGCCGACCCCTATCTGGACGGAAATGCTCGTTCGTACAATGTCTACTAACGGCCTGTGTTATCTGACCTTTACCCCGCTTCAGGGTCTGAGTGAAGTGGTGTTGAGTTTCCTCCCGAATGGGATAGTCTCAGGCGGCTAGTTTCGCGGCGCGTTTTGCCAGCCATACGAGTAAAGGCATCTTGTTTTTAGAACTGTTGTTCTCAAGCGATGTAACGCAAAAATTGGCAGATTCGTTTGTGCCTCCTGACGATAAAGGCACGATGTGATCGATTGTGGGCTTCTCTATCAATTCAGAGGAATAGACGTCCCAGTACATATCCCCTACTCTGTACGATTCGAGGACTTCTTCGATCGATTCGCGGACGTGCTTGAGACGTTTGTCGCAGCCCATGGAAATCTTCTTGTAGATAGCAGCTATGTAGCGCTTGCGCATGATTTCAGGGTTCGCATCCCGGAAGGCTTTGTTTCGTAAGCGGATCTTGTCTTTATTCTTTTGATAGTAGGCCGCTCTGTATTCTTTGCTTCGTGGTGTGTACCGACCCTCCTTTTTTAGTTTCTTTGTGTAGGCGCGATTCGCAGCCCGCGCTTCTTCAGTCGTTCGGGCCTGACTTTGACATTCCTTACAGGGACTAGTTAGGCCCCGACGGCCACTCGCATACGTCACAATGGCGAACTCAGTGGCAGACTTAAGAGTTTTACATTTACGGCAGGTCTTAGGCCTTTCAAGTCCATGTGGTTCGTGTGGAGTTGGCTGGTAATATTTCTTCTGCCAAGTCCTGTCGCACGGTTTGCAGCGGCTGGCTACTTTGCGGCTTTTATTACCCGTTTCGGTCTTATAGTTTCGTACGGAAAACTCAGATATGTCTTTGGTCTGGTTGCAAGAGATACATAGCTTACTGACCGGGAGGACAGGCACATGAGTGACGCCTCTGGGACCTTTAGGTCTCCCGATCTTCTTTGGCGGTAGTCCAATGCGTCCAAGCTTGTATTGTTCCCTGTCACACACTATGCATGGCTGTTCCAGTTTCTGGCTGTAATTTCCGCCGCAAGTGGTGTACTTCCGAAGATAGAACGCTGATCTATGCTTTACTTCTTTGCAGCGTGAGCACTGCTTCTCAGTTGGAATGTTAGGTACGAGAGTCTTTCCAGGCAATGTGCTTGCAGCGTAACAACATGGCGTTAGTACGCGGGCTATAGAACTAAATGTCCAAATTTATCTGTCAGGCCAGTTGGAACGATTGCGCCCACCTGACTGAAGAAGCCAAGAAGGATCTATACGACTCGCTACCTCCATACCAGCGTGACGCCAGGTCTAAGGGCATCCCAGTATTAGGGGCTGGAGCCATCTATCCAGTTCCAGAATCGGACGTGGTCGTACCTGACACCGAGATTCCGGACCACTGGCCCCGCTGCTTTGGTTACGATGTCGGCTGGCGCGTAAGTGCAGCCTGCTGGGGGGCGTTGAACCGAGACACCGACACCCTATATATCTACGCGGAGCACTATCGAGGAGAAGCAGAGCCAGTCGTTCACGCCGAAGCCATCAAGGCGCGAGGCTCGTGGATCAGAGGAGCGATAGATCCGGCAGCTCGGGGCCGCGGCCAGATCGATGGCAGAAACCTGCTGGATATGTACCGCGACCTGGGTCTAGATTTGGTTCCGGCCCAGAATGCAACAGAGTCGGGTATCTACGAAATTCTAACGCGGTTGTCCTCCGGCAGACTTAAAATCTTTCGGTCCTGCCAGAACTTCTTGGGTGAGTTTAGACTGTACCGCAGAGATGAGAAGGGCAAGATTTGTAAGGAAAGGGATCATCTCATGGACGCATGCAGATATATGATCTCTTGCTTGCACGAGATCCTATCCACCAAGCCGGCCCCGAAGAAGCAGAAGCCGGTAGAAGAAAGGCGATTTGGCGCGACGGGTTGGATGGGATAAACTGAGCGAGCCGTGCTTTGGGAGAGAACCGAGAATAACGAGCGAGCCGCGCCCGACGAGAGTACCGAGGTGGATGAGCGAGCCGCGTGCGCCGAGAGCACCGAAGCAAAAGAGCGAGCCGAATTGCCGGAGAGTACCGATGTTTTGGAGCGAGCCGTTTCCCCTGAGAGTACCGAAATACGGGAGCGAGCCAGTGCGCCGGAGAGTACCGACATGCCGGAGCGAGCCGTGCAACGAGAGAGCACCGGACTAATCGAGCGAGCCGTGACACGAGAGAGTGCCGACATAATGGAGCGAGCCGTATTATCAGAGAGTACCGGATTAGGTGAGCGAGCCATCCAGCGGGAGAGTACCGTCCTTTGCGGAGCGAGCCGGATTCGCAGAGAGAACCGGAACAACTGAGCGAGCCGCGCTTGTCGAGAGTACCGTGCTGTGGGAGCGAGCCGCGCCGATGGAGAGTACCGTGAAAGATGAGCGAGCCGCATCCTGTGAGAGTACCGTCGTGAGTGAGCGAGCCGTCATGGTCGAGAGAACCGGAAACACCGAGCGAGCCGCGTGCGCCGAGAGCACCGAAACAACCGAGCGAGCCGAATTATGAGAGAGTACCGTAAAGGGTGAGCGTACAAATGTGAGCACAAATATCGAGGCTGTCCAAAAACTGTCGCGGGACCTTCGCGCCGCCGCCAAGCTGATGGGTGTGCGCGAGGCCCGTTATTTTGTGGATACGTATTACGACTTACAGGATTACAGGATCGCAGCCGCCAACCAGCAGCGCAAACTGCTCGAGGGTGAGGAGCCTTCTGAATTCATCACCTGGCTCAACGGGCAGCTGGTGGTGCTCGAGGGGCAGATCAAAGCCGTGCTCGACAAGTGGAGCGCCGCGCAGCCGATGGGCGAGTGGAGCCGGAATATCGTCGGGATCGGCCCAGTCATCGCATCAGGATTGATTGCCAACATCGACATTACAAAAGCGCCGACCGTAGGGCATATCTGGCGGTTCGCCGGCCTGGATCCTACCTGTAAATGGGAGAAGGGCCAGAAGCGGCCCTGGAACGCTTCGCTGAAACGGCTGTGTTGGCTGATGGGCGAGTCGTTCGTCAAGGTGAGCGGCAACCCCAATGACGTGTACGGCAAACTCTACCTGGAACGAAAGGCTTACGAGCAGAAGCGCAACGATAACGGCGATCTGGCGGCAACCGCGGCCGAAAGGCTGAAGCAGGCGAAGCAGAAGAAATTGGATGCCGGCCTGATCGAACTGTTCGAATCCGGCCGGTTACCGGCAATGGCGCTGCACGAACGGGCCAAACGGTGGTCAGTGAAAGTATTTCTTTCACACTGGCATGCTGAAGCATTCAGACAGCACTATGGGACGGAGCCACCTTTCCCCTATCCCATCGCCCATCTCGGCCACGCGCATCTCATCAAACCATAAACGAACGATTGTGAAACGGCAATCCGGCCCCGAAAGATGCCTTTGTTTGCCACGCCAGAATCAAGGCGTTTAGCCAGACGTTTTTGAAACAGTGTAGTTTCGAGGCAAAAGGAGTCTAAGGCACATGGAACAAGCCACCCAATACCCCACAGAGAAGCGTGACCGGGAGTACAAGTCAGTCAGCATCCCGTTCGCAATCTCGGAGATCGACGCAGACGACGTCTTATTAATAAGGTTAGACCGCAAAGATCCGGCACGCCGCAAGATCATGAAAGCGATCCAAGCGGCGCTCGAAGCGGACCAGCGGACGGACGAAGCGACACGGGCGAAAGCGTACGCGCAAGAGAAGCTCCCGGACGACTGGAGACGAAAGATGCCGGCACGCGACCCGAACGATCCGAACGAAACCAGGGCCTACCGGAAGCCGGTGAGCTAGAGCAACTTCTCCTTAACGCAGTCCAGGCACAGGACACGGTAGCGGAGTTGTGGCTGCGGAACCTCCATAGTGTGAGCACACTCGAGGGTGAGGCAGTAGCCGTACCTCTCCCCTACCCACTCGGCTTTCAGCACGCGCCGTTCAGAGCGCCGGATAGAGTTCAGCAGCCGCTCGTTGGCAATATCAACCAACTTCTCCGTCTCGGATCGAATCGTTTCAATATCCGCCATGTGCTACAGGATACTGCTAGTTCTCACGCTGGCGCTATCCTCCTGCGTGGTACGGCAGCAGAGCATCACGAATACAGTAGGTCCGTTGGCCCAACGTCCCACAACCTGCGAGCCGGGAAGCCAGTACACGGTACTCGACGCGGTACCCGGAACCAACCTGCATATCTGTTATGCGCTTAACAAATGGAAGGCAATCGCGTACGTAGCCGGCGACACCGGAGCCTTACGAATTAACTGTGACGCTGACCCCTGCACGGCGGATATCGCGCCGAACGTCATCCCCAGCCTGAACAACCAGCCGAACCAGTGGCTCAATGCGAACGACTTCAGCAAGGCCATCCTGACGGCCCCGGTCAGAGTCGAAGACGAAGACCCAGCCGAATGCAACAGTCAGCTACCGGAGATGTACTTCAACCGAATCGCCAAGCTGATGATGGTGTGTACGGAGCCGAACAAGTGGACCGTGCTGAACGCGACTCCCGCGGCCCAGGACAAGCCTCCTATTAAGAAGGCCCAGGTCAGTGACGTGGACTACGCCGGCGCACAGATCCTGATCCAGACCGAAGGCATTCCGGCAGACGCGAAGCTGGCGGTAGCGTACTCGCCCAACCCAGCCGAACTGGCCGACGGAGCGATCACGGCGCAGACGCCGGTACGGGGATCGAACGGCCGCGAAGACTGGTACGACCAGTCGATCAACAACGCGCCGGCCAACTCTAAGGTGTACATCCGCCCGTTTATGAGCGGTGGAGGAGCAGTTAACAGTTACTGGAAGTGCGCTAACGGAGCCATATCGCAGGGAGAACTGGTGGGGCTGACCTGCGAACCGGGGATAGACTGGCCGTACTTCCTGACCACCGCAATTCCCGGCCCCCCAGACACCAGCTACCCGAACGGCACGTACCCAGCGGTAGCCATGGGCGCAACATATATATATCCGTCATTCGGCACGCTGACCGAAGGCGTGAACCTGTTCACCGTTAGTAAGGACTGCTCCGACGTGAACGAGAAGTTGGCCGCCGCGGCCAAGGCTACACAAGATTTTCAGGTATTGCTCCCAGTGAATGTTGATTGTCAGTCGATTGAACTCCCCTTGAAGCCTGGAGGCGTGACGGGTGTAATTCGCTCTAGCGCCTCCGATTTATCCCTGCCGGCTCCTGGCACGCGACCCCAACCGCGGCACCAACCGCACATGGCTCGAGTGGTAGGCAGGTTAACCGCGGTTAACACTCATGGCTGGAGATTCTTCGGGATAGAGTTCATCACCAGGGAGATCATCCCAACGGGAGACACGCCATCATTCACGATCGTCCGAAGCGAACGAAACTCAGGAAGCGCCAACATCTGGAGACTGACACTGGACAGGCCGCATGGACTACTAGACTCGGACAAGGTGATGTTGAGCGCAGTCGCCAGGCTCAACAACACCTGCAAGCCGGGGGCGGCCGCGATCTACACAATCCCGTCACAGACAGTGGTCACAGTGGATTGTGCGGGCGCGGTCGTTCCCAGTACGCCGGATACCTCGAGCGGAAGAGCGATAGCCGGAAGCATGGTGCAACGGATTCAGAACGCTGTACCAGGCTCGGCCTCCTGCGAGGGAGGCGTACTGATCTCCCTTGCAACCGGGATGGTGAGCGGGTTAGATAAGGATACGGTGATCGTCATCAACGGCTCGGAAGGGCTGACGATCAATGGGAATTGGCGCGTGACTCCGGTAACGCCGGGAAGCTTCTGCTTACAGAACAGCACGCACATCACCGGACTGTACGTCGCCAACTCGGCATATTATGTGGTTGATACGAATGTACGTACGCTAGTCAGCCTCGAGCAGAACACCAGCGACATATGGATAGACAGGTGCATTATTAGAGGGCGCGGCTTCCCAACGCGGGTGTTAACCGGAGTCCTCCTCCTCGGCTCCCAGAGCGGCGTCCTCAACTCCCGCTTTGAGAACATCGAAGGCTGGCAGTCCGTTGATCCCGTCACGAAGGATAAGAAGATCTACACGACAAGCTATTTTCTTACCACGCCGATTGCAGTGGACTTCAGCTACGGCAAGAACCAGACCATCCAGAACAACTCCATAACAGGACACGGCATCCTGCTCTTCGCCCAGCAGGGCGACGGCAAGGCAACGAACCACGTCGAGAACGTACTGATCCGCGGCAACACTATATATAGTCCGTTCAAATACATGGCCGGCCACAAGGACAATGTACTCGGCCTGTACTACTCGCACCGGCACGCACTGGAACTGAAGCGCGGCAAGCAGATCACGATCGAGGACAACCAGTTTACCGGCGGCTGGGCCGACAACCTGACCGCGGGCTGGGCAGCGGTGATGACGATCCGCGGAGCGGTGGAGCCGGGGCCGGCGCCGGAAGAGCAGAACACCATCCGGGATATCATCTTCAGGCGCAATTTTATGCGCGACGTCGCAGCCGGGATCAATATCACTAACTATAATGATGGCGGCCCACTGGCCAACCAGACCAAGCGAATTGCCATCGAGGACAACGTGATCTCGGGTATCGACTGGTTCAGTTACCGTTCGCAGCCGTCAGCGCAAGCCGGCCCTAATAAGGTGAGCAGCGCGACCGGAGGTGGCGGGATGAGCCTCGGGGTAGGTAACAGCCTGACGGTCAGGAATAACCTTATCTATTACCCGATCGGTTCCGGCCCCCGCAACCTGCTCGTCTTCCGCGGCTCGCACACGCGCATCCTTAATAATGTAAGCTCCCATAACGAGTTCAATGGTGGTGGCATTTACGCCAGCCCTGGAACGGATGGCATCCCCGCGGTCAGTTCAGGCACACTCAATGCGACACGCTGGAACAACCTGACACAAGTCTCTGGAACACCCGATCCCTATAGTGCCTTCAAAGGAAACGTGCTCACACCAGGCACGCAGAATAATTACAATTACAATTCACTCGACCCTACGTGCTGGGAATCAACGTCAGGCAACTGCAATGTCACCCAGGCCGAAATGGACAGCAAGTACGGGACAAGCTCGGGTACATTCGAATCGCCGGCCAAGATCGCAACCTGGAACGGAACTACACCCTCGGCCAGAATCTCGGAAGTTCTGTGGGCCAAACCGGACAGGGGCGACTTTAGAATCCAGCGTGCCGCGGCCATCTCACCGATCAGCTCGGCATCGAGAAAAGCCACGGATGGCTACGGAGTGGGGCCACGCGCCAACCTGATCGAGTCCTACAGCCTTAACAGCCGCAACGCACGCGCCATCGATATTACTCCGAATTCCGCAACTATCGCCTACGAGTCGAGAGGCAAATGCTACCTCGAGTTCGACAACAAGAGATTAGAAGGGCCGTCAGGCTCCAGCCCAGCACGCAGGATCGACCTTACCGGACTCAACCCGAAGACCACGTACAAGTGGATACTGAGTTGTCCCTCGGAGGAGTTCGAGGGAAGCTTTCAGACGAATTAGCGCGTTGCGACAGAGAGATAGCTAGCGCCGAACACGCATTACGATCCGGAGCGCAAGACATAGACGGATGCCTGCTCTGGCTTTATGATTGGCGATGCGAACGGAAACTGATCGAGATCCAAATGAATTTAGCGGACCATGTGCCCGGTGCGGAGAGCCGCTGACGGGATGGAAGTACTTGATGAAGTACGATCCAGATGAATGGATATGCCATAGATGCTTCTCGATCCAATCCTTACCAGAGTTGAGGTTCCCTAGCGGCCGGCCTAATTAGGAGATACAGAATGTCAAAAGAGATCAAGGTACACGTCGAAGCCGTGAACCCGCAAGCCGATAACTTCGGGGATACGAACATCATCATCCCGGAAGCCGATCCCGATCGTTCGGAGTTTCTGATGCAATGCCGGAACTTCTTCATAGCCGCAGATAGGCAGGAAGACGCCGACAAGTTCTACCAGGCGGCAAAGCAGACGCCAAGCACATAATCAAGAGCAATGCGTCTCGACCCAGGCAACGACAACTCTGACCTCTTCTTTGAATTCAGCCAGTTCCTTTAGAGTGAAGGAATTGTCAGTCGCAAAGGCGTGACCCCAGAAGCTGATCTTATCGATCACTTCCTCTTTGGTTAACGTCGCAGTGGACATGACCTATATGAATACACCATTAACCCGCACCGCAGTCAGCGACAAGAACCTGAACAGCAAGCCCTGCCATTGCGAAGCGTGCAGCGCACCGAAGTCTACCGCGGCAAAGAAGAAAGTGCAGAAAGTGATGGGCGAGTTCAAAGAGGGCGACCTGAAGTCCTCGAGCGGAGAAAAAGTCACGCGCCGGCCCCAAGCAGTTGCGATTGCTTTATCGGAAGCGCGGCGAGGGAAGAAGTAATGCCTGATCTCATAGTGCTACTGCTCATGCTGGCGGTGTACATCGCCTACCTGATATTCGGCGGCTACGTGCATCATCGCCGCAAGACAAAGGGGTAAACAATGGACCTGATTCAACTGCTCGTCGTGCTAATCGTAGTTGGCGTCGTACTGTGGCTCTTGAACACTTACGTTCCTATGCAACCGCCGATCAAGACCATCATCAACGTCGTCGTCGTCTTGGTCTTGTGCTTGTGGCTGTTGCAGGCGTTCGGCATCACCAGTATGCGTGTAGGGCCGCGGCCTTAGTCCCTGAATACATCGTCGCCAAGATCCATAAATGCCTGACGCATCAAATCGCACTGGCCTTCCGTCTCGGTCCTGATTTTAATGGCAACCTTTACAGCTTCGGGAATAGTCGGGTTATCAGCCCATTCGGTGGACCTGCTCATCCCGTAATACAGTACCGCCATAAGAGCGATCAACTGATCTTCTTTCATCCCTATAGCCTGACATGAGATAGGGCCAAAGCGACCGCAGAATCATACAAAACACCACCACCGTAGAGACGAACTGAATGAATGGCAACGCTCAGGTTTATCACGCTCGGGCGTCTGAAATCCATGCTGGCGAAGCAGCAGAAGTCGATGCTCTTCGGGGCCATGCTGGTGGAGTGGCAGTGCGGCAAGTGCAACTGGCTGGAGTTCCTGGACATCGAGAACGGAACCGACTACCAGCAGCTCGAAGACGCGATCTGCAACCAGCACAACACCATCAAGCCGCAGTGTCCATTTGAACCCAACCGCATCTGGTTAACCTTCAGACCCGCAGAAGTATAACTCTATGGCAACTTACGCAAGCGCCACAGCCGACAGCGTAACCAGGAAAGCTGTACCTAAGAAGGACGAAGAAGACTACCTGGCGGAAGCGAACAGCCGGTTCCAGCTATGCGTGGATTCGGAATCGACAGTGCGCCGTGAGATGTTAAGCGATTTGTCCTTTTACGATGGAGAGCAATGGGAAGCCAATATCAAGTCCAGTAGGCAACTTGACCACAGGCCTTGCTTAACGATCAACCGCTTACCGGGACTGGTACATCAGGTAAGCAACACCATCCGCCAGCAGAAGCCCAGCCCGAAGGTATCGCCGGTCGATGAGACGGGAGATGTTAAGACCGCGGATATCTTCAAGGGACTCATCCGGCATATCGAGAGACAGAGTAAGGCCGACACCGTCCGGAGCTACGCTTCCATCTACGCCATCATTGCCGGCCGCGGCTTCTACCGCATCACCACACGCTACATTGATGACCTGAGTTTCGATCAAGAAATCTACATCACCAGGATCAAAAACCCATTCACTGTCTATTTCGATCCTGGCGCCCAAGAACCGGACTACTCGGACGCGCAGTACTGCTTTGTAGTGACAGATCTGACGGACGATCAGTTCGAGTCACGCTTCCCCGGCAAGCCTCTCTCGAGCGCTGAGAACTTCCGGTCCAACGGCGACGGACTGCCCATGTGGAGATGGGAAGGCGGCGTACGAATCGCGGAGTACTTCAGCCGGCATATCGAGGAGAAGACAGTGTGCCTGCTGGAAGACGGCTCGACCATGTACCTCGAGGACGTACCCTCGGGGGCGCAGGTGATACGACGGCGTCAGACAGAGAAAGTAGTCGTGAAGTGGTGCATCATCGACGGGGCGCAGATCTTAGAAGAGAAGCCGTGGGCGGGGAAGTACATCCCGGTTATCCCGGTATTGGGCGAAGAGTACGACATTGACGGCAAGACACAACTTCTGGGGATGGTGCGCAACGCCAAAGACCCGCAGAGGATGCTCAACTACTGGGAATCCTGCAAGACGGAGACGATCGCGCTGGCGCCACGCGCACCGTACTTAGTAGCCGAAGGACAGACGGAGAATCATGAAGGCGAATGGGCGCAGGCCAACACCCGGAACTATCCCTACCTCGTCTATAAGCCCAGAGCGGTAGGCCAGGAGCTTGTACCTCCGCCGCATAGGGAAGTGTACGAGCCGCCGATCCAGGCGATCAGCCTCGCGCAGGCGCAAGCGGTAGACCACCTGAAAAGCACCACAGGCGTATACGACGCCAGCTTAGGCAACCGATCCAACGAGACAACCGGCGTAGCGATACAAGCACGGCAGATGCAGGGCGACACCGGCAACTACCATTTCATCGACAACTTGGGAACCTCGATCACACATGAGGCCAGAATCCTGGTCGATCTAATCCCGAAGATCTACGACAGGCCCGGAAGAGTAGCACGCATCATTGGCGAGGACGGTAGCGAACGGCAGGTCACATTGAACCAGGAGTTCGACGACGGTGGACAGGCCGGCATTTACGATCTGAACGCCGGCCGCTACGACGTGGTTGCCGATATCGGGCCCAGCTTTGCGACACGCAAGGAAGAGAGCGTACAAGGCATGCTCGGCTTCGCGCAGGTTGCGCCCGAATTGGTTCCCAGATACGCAGACCTATTAGTCCAAGGGCAGGACTGGCCGCTTGCCGATGAGATAGCCGATCGCGTCCGTCCTCCGGACATACCGCCGAAGAACCAGACGCCATTACCGCCGCAAGCGCAGGCCGCTATCAGCCAACTCAATCAGCAGAACCAGCAATTGCAGCAGGCATTAGCCGAAGCGACGGATATGCTGAAGACCCAGAAGTTGCAGTTGGACGTGCAGGAAAGAATGCAACTGAGAGACCTGGAAGCGAAGGCGCAACTGGCTCAGATGAAGATCGAGAGCGACGTGATGCGGGATGCCGGCAAGATACGGTCGGACTTAACGCAAACCGATCAGAAGATCGACAGCCAGGAATCGATAGCGCAGTTGAACGCTGAAACGAAGGTAACGACGGAAGAGATGAAGTTGGCGGCTAAGGCGAAGGAACGTCCTCCTCTCGACTCATTCTTCGAAGACTAGAATGCCTTCGTTCAATGTGGGCAAGGCCCTCGGTGCAGGGTACACGCCTGACGAGATTCTCGCCTTCTTGGCGACAATGCCAGCTCCTACAGGAGGTCTGTCTGACGAAGCGCTGATCGAACGGCAACTCGGCGGGAAGCCGATGCTCCCGGTCGAGTACCTGCCGCAACTCCCTCCTCCTGCGTTACCGGAGGGATTAAGAAGCACACCACAGACACTCGGTCGTAACCCACGTACAGGGCTACCGATGACTGAGGGATATATCCCTCTTCTCGACGATCCGATTGAAGGACTGACGCAAACAGCGGGCGGCTGGGATGCGGCCCATCGAGCTGAAACCAGAGGGCAACGCGCAGGCGCATTATCAGAGATGGTTCGCGGAGGGATGCGAACCTTAACACCGCTTCTACCCGCAGCCTTCCTAAGTGCGCCTATTAACACGCTGGCAGGGCTGGCGATGGGTTCGGTAACCGGGATGGGTACGGAAGAGTACCTGAGAAGGCGCGGCGTCGATCCCGGCTATGCGGCGTTAGGTGGGGATGTTGCGGGATTCGCCGCGGGTGGCCTTGCAGCCGAAGCTCCCTGGCAGACGCTACCGGACTTGATGCGTGCGCCACGCGCTGTCGGGCAACGGGGCGCTATCGAGGTATCGCCCAGTACAGGCTGGACTTCGACACTACGAGATCTGGTCGAAGCCAAAGCACCGGAACGGATACAGCCGCAGCAGTTGGCAGGGATTGCCGCGCAGGCTTCTCCGGAAGAAGTCCGTTGGACAAATCTTGGTGAACTGGTGCAGGCGGGCAAGGGGCCAATGCAGAAGGGAGAAGTTCTCAGCAATATAGTTCAGCCTGAGATCCAGGAGGTCTTGCGGACACCACCCGATACCAAGTACAGCCAGTGGACTTTGCCGGGAGGCGATGTGGGCTCGCGCGAGTTGCTGTTGACGGTTCCAAATAAACAGAAGCTTCTTCTTGAGCAACAGCTCAAGGCTGCTCAGTCAGAAATGTGGGAAGCCTCGCACGCATATACGCAACTCAACCGTAAGACCCAAGCACTGCCGATATATGAACGTGCGAAGTTTCATCCTGAACTAGAACGGTTAGCGGCTGCCGAAGAAGCCGCTCACACAAAACTTAGAACTCTGCGCCATCATCCAACATTTCAAGCAGAGCCCGGATTTCAAAGTGGCCACTGGGATGAGCCGAATGTGCTAGCGCACACCCGCTTCACCGGACGAGAGACACCGCAAGGCGAATCCGTTCTGTTCCTTGAAGAACTGCAATCCGACTGGCATCAGGCAGGGCGGGAGAAGGGCTATCACCGTAAGGTTGATCCGGCACAGATCACCATGAAGCGCATTGGAGATGGCGACAGGGCGTACTGGGAGAGCTTCGATGACAAAGGCGACTTGATCACCCGGCATCCAGGCAGAATGACTCAGGAGCAGGCTATGCAGGACGCGCAGATAGCCGCGGATCTTCCCGGTGGCAAACCACCAGATGCCCCGTTCGCCAAGGACTGGCAAGAGTTGCTCATGAAGCGCATGCTGCGCGAAGCAGTCGATAAGAACTACGACAAACTGGCGTGGACAACCGGCGAGCAGCAAGCGGCACGGTACAACTTGGCGAAACAGGTTGACAGTATCCGCTATTCCAAAGAAGAGGGACGCCTATGGGCTGACAAGGACGGTGACACCGTATTTGACAAGTCTGATGTCAGCCCTGACAAACTAGCGGAATACATTGGAAGAGATAAAGCCAAACAACTGATAGAGCGTCCGATAGACCCCCACACATATGATCGGCAAACTCTTGCCGGAGAAGACTTGGCGATGGGTGGCGAAGGCATGAAGGGCTTCTATGACAAGATCCTTCCGGACTTCGCCCGCAAGTATGGAAAGAAGTTCGGCTCTAAGGTGTCGCAGAGCGAGATTGTGTTACCGGGAGGGCAGGCCGCTACTGTTCACTCGATGGACATAACTCCGGGTATGCGTACAGCGATCAAGGAGGGGCAACCGATGTTCGGAACCGCAACTCCAGCGCCACGCAAGAAGAAGTAGCTTTCAACGTTTCACCCAACGCATAGAAGGATTCTCCCGCTTAAACAGATCCGTATCCGCAATCCTGCGCACCGCCCGATGGCAGGAGCAGCGAGGACACCGTACAGCCTTCCCGGCCTTATTAATCGCGCCCAGCAGCGCAGACGCAGCCAGCTCCTCGGACCAGGCCACGCGACAGCGGCCGCACCAACATTCAGAAATTGAGGTTTGAACCACAGATGGCACTAATAGTTAGTAGCACAACCGATACACAGGAACAGGTCAACGAAGCCGCCGGCGTCGAGACTGTCGAAGTCGAGGAGCAGCCGCAGGAACAAGCCCAGCGCCCGCCGAAAGTTCCACCCGAACCAGCGGAGCCTGATGAAGACGGCGAAGAGCAACCGGACGATGAGCAACCGCCGGCCCCGAAGAAGACAGGCGGTTTCCAAAGGAAAATCGAGCGGCTCCAGCAGAAAGTCGCGGAACTCGAGATGGAGCGGCGGTATGCCGCCCTGCACCAACAGGCGCAACAGCCGCAACGGCCGGCGAACGCCGAACCCAAGCAGGAAGAGTTCGCAGACTACGAGACATACGATAACGCTCGAATCGAATACCGTGTCGCGCAGGCGCTCAATGCTCGCGAGAAGCAGCTGGAGCAGCAACGCGCACAACAGCGCGAGCAGGAACAAGTTCAAGGCTGGCACCAACGTGTTGGCCAATTCCGTACTGAAGTAGAAGACTTCGACGACGTTCTCGGGAACGTCGATCACATTGAAATTCCAAAGGCCCTACAGCAGGCGATTATCGAGGACGAACTGGGACCGAAGCTGGCTTACGAGTTGGCGCGGCAACCAGATCACTTCGAGAAGATCGCCAAACTCAGCCCCCTTGGCGCGATCAAAGCGTTGGGCGAATTCAAGGCGAGTCTAAACGCTCAAAAGGCCGCTCCTCCGCGGAAGCCCGTATCGCAAGCGCCGGAACCGATAAGGCCAATCGCCAACGGCGCAAACGGTACGGTCCACAAGTCGCTTGACCAACTTCCCTTAGCGGAATACATCAAGTTCCGGAACAAGCAGGAAGCCGCAAGGAGAAACCAGTAGCAGCCGGCTGCGGGAGCGACCGTCGGGAAGACAGGCGCTCTTACATAGCCGTAACGACTACCGCCGCGAGGGCGGGAGGAGAACCCCTTGGCTAACAATACGCTCTTAACCATTAGTATGATCACCCGCGAAGCTGCGCGCATACTGACCAACAACCTCTGCTTCACCAAGCAGATCACCAGGGAATACCAAGATCAATTTGCCCGCAGTGGCGCAAAGATCGGATCTGTTTTAAACATCAGAAAACCACCCAAGTACATTGGGCGTACAGGCCGTGTCTGCTCCGTTGAAGACGTCGTTGAGACGTCAGTACCTCTCGCCTTGACGACGCAGTACGGCGTGGACCTATCGTTCAGTTCCGCTGAACTCGCGCTGTCCATTGACGACTTCAGCGATCGCATCCTGAAGCCCGCAGTCGCCGTTGTCGCGAATAAGATCGATTACGAAATGATGGGCCTGTACACAACCGTGCCGAACGTCGTAGGAACGCCTGGAACCGTGCCCAATGCTCTCCTCACCTATCTCATGGCTGGCGTGGCTTTGGATGACAATATGGCTCCTCGGGACGATCAACGGAAAGTGGTGGTTAACCCGATCCAGCAGGCCACGATCGTCGACGCGCTGAAGGGCTTGTTCCAAAGCGCAGACCAGATCGAGCGACAGTATGAAAAGGGCCTCATGGGCATCACCGCAGGATTCAAGTGGTGCATGGACCAAAATGTGAGGACACACACCGCAGGCCCGTACGGTGGCGCTCCGATCGTTGCCGGCGGCTCGCAAGTCGGCAGCACGCTCAACGTATCGGGATTCACCGCAGCCGCAGCGCTCAGATTACGTAAAGGTGATCTCTTCACGATCACTGGCGTAAATGCAGTGAACGGCCAGAATAGGCAGAACCTTGGTTACCTGCGTACCTTCACGGTAACTGCGGACGTGAACTCACTTGCCGACGGCACCGCGGCAATCCCGATCTATCCGCCTATCACGCCTACTGGCGCAGCGCAGACGGTTACCGCAAGTCCAGCCGGTGGCGCACCGCTGACGATGACCTTCACCGCAAATCAGGTCACCAACCAAGCCCTCGCATTCCATCGCGATGCGTTCACCTATGCTACGGCCGACTTACCCCTACCCGATGGCGTGGACATGGCTTCCCGCGTCAGCGATTCGCAACTGGGAGTCTCGGTACGTATGATTCGCCAATACACGATTTGTGACGACTTGTGGCCCACACGCCTAGACGTTCTCTGGGGCGGAGCAGCCGTCTACCCAGAGTTGGCCTGTAGGATTATCAGCTAAAAGGATCTAACTACCATGCAAGAATTCGACGGAACCTTACAACTCAATCCGACGGAATTCGCGTACAGCGGATCAGCCGGCCCGTTTCAGCTAAACACTTTCCCACGGTATGCGTTTCACGCTACCGAACCTACCCGTATCGTCGGCAGCAAGGAAGAATTCCAAGCTCTTGAACCAGAGGGCTGGAGCCTTCAGTACATCCACAAGGACTACCCCAAGATGAAGTTCTCGACCGAAGGCGAGACCGTGGTAGTCAACAACCCCGAAGAAGAAGCGGCCCTGGTGGGAACCTGGAACGACACCCCGACAGACCCGGGAGCGCCGATCGACGCAGTTCGCGGAGGCTCCTTCACGCTCCAGCAGAAGGCGGAAGCGATACGCGACTCGAGGCGTCTCAGCCTCGATTACGTCGCTCTCAACCAGAACCTCGACTGCCACGCGGACAACGCCCCCATGCGGGCCATCTCTCCTACTGACGTCCCTCGTCCGCAGATCAAGCCGACAGAGACGGAAGAGCAGAACCGCAAACGGCGCGACGAAGACGAGGCACGCCGCAAGCGGGAAGCCAAAGACGCCAAGAAGGAAGAGAACCGCTAGACCTAACCGATTAGCACGCGAAGGAGGAACATGGCAACCACACAGGATTTAATCAATTCGGCTTTGCGACTCATTCGCGTGCTCGACTCCGGCGAAACGCCAACGGCAACGGAAAGCAACGACGCCCTAACCGCGCTGAACCAGATGATCAGCAACTGGTCCGCGGCGGGCGTACCCATCTATCAAGAGAGCAAGGATACGATCACGCTCACGGGCGCGGCGAACTATCCGCTCGTCACCAGACCCATCAAGATCACCTCCGCCCAGGTGAGCTTCGCCGGCATCAGCTTCCCGGTGGGCATCGTCACGTCGCAGCAGTGGACCCAGCCGAAGGACCGGACGGCCACAAGCAAGTTCGCCAAGGAGTTGTACTGGGACGGCGGCTACCCGAACGGGATGGTCTGGCTCTGGCCGTTAGTCGCGGCGGGCAGTATGCTCGAGGTCTTCTCGCTCAAACCGCTCGCGCAATTCGCAAGTTTAGGCGACACCATCAACCTGCCGGCGGGCTACGAGCAGGCGCTACGCTTCGGGCTGGCCGGCGTACTCGCTCCGGAATACGGGACCGCATTACCGCCCGAATACCAGCAAGTCGCAGCCGAAGCCAAGCAGTCTATCGCATCGATGAACGCCTCGGTTATCGGACAAGCTCCGCCGGCCTCGGCAGTACCGGCGGCTGTCTAGAACGTACAGAGCAGATCGCGCCAGGTGTGGACTTTCAGTTCTCCATCGAGATGATCCCAATCGATGACGTCCTGTAATTCACCTCCCGGCCCGATGATGCTGATCTTCGGGTACAGTTTGGTGAGCACGTCATACAACTGACGCCTGGAATTGCCTGCAAACCAGCCGGCCGGCACGGGATTGTACTCGATCACCAGAATGGGCTTCTGCGATTCCAGGATGCGGCTCGCGCCCTGCAACGCCTTGATCTCGGCTCCCTCAACGTCCATCTTGATGAAATCGACACGTGAGATTCCGTAATCGTCCAGCGCCAGCGTCCGGACTTCTTCGCGATTCCCCCCGCGGCCCAGATGACTTGAGGTCATATGGGTGCAGCCAAGCTCGGCTTCGGTCGAAAACATCTCGACCGTATCGCCGGAATGCTCGGTGATGGCGGCATTGTTTGCGGCCGCATTGACGATCCCGTTGCTCACAATATTGCGCCTCAGCAACTCATGTGCGGTGGGTGACGCTTCAAAAGCGTAGACCATACCCTTAGTAGCCAATCGCGCCAGCGGTAAGGTAATCGCGCCGATATTGGCTCCCACGTCCAGGCATACGAAGTGCGGCTTGACGAACCGTTCGAGCACGGCAATGACGTGCGGCTCCCAGACGCCGGAATCCCGTACCGGCTGAAACACCGTGACATCTTCGGCCAAGCCTTCTAACTGAAACGCCGGCTGATTCTTTAAGGGCTTGTAGTTCGCAGTCGCTGTATCCATCGAATCCCAATATATCCGTAGGAAACGTTCTCATGGCTGATTCTTGCGTTGAATTAATGAAGGGTACGCTCGTGCTGCCCGTTCCGGTCTACCCGTCGAACATCGTCACCGATGCTTCTTTGAAGGTAGCTGCGAATCAGGTCGCGACGACGCTGACGACGAAGGTCAGCTCGCTCGACACGCTTTTCCGGGTATCGGACACCTCGCGCCTCGTCGTTGACATGCTGCTCACGATCGACAACGAGATAGTCAGCGTCTCGGCGATCGACCACGCCTCGCATATCGTCACCGTGGTCCGCGGCTTCGACGGAACCGTCCCTACCTCCCACAACGCAGGCCGGCTCCTGCAAGCCTTCATCGACGCATGGCACCACAACTCCCTCGCCGCGGAAGTCAAAGCCATCGAAGCGGCGTTAGGCCCGAACTTATCGAACATCACCGGGAGCACGGCCATCGTCTCGCGCAACTATGCGTGGCTGCAATCTCCCGGTGGCAATCTCGTCGTCGGCAACAACATGATCACGCTGACCCCGGTCCCAAGGGGCGTCAACGGCTCGAACCAGAACCACTACGTCTATGTCTCGGGAGGAACCGGGGCGGCGGAAGCGTGCCTGATAACCGGCGGCACGGCCGTTTCGGGAGCGGACACGGGAACGCTCATTATCAACTGCGCGAACGCGCATAGCGGCTTCTGGACGGTGGGAACAGCGACGGCCGGCATCCAGGAAGCGGTGCATGTATCGGCTGGCTCGGGCATCCCTATCCAAATTCCCGAAGGCAATAACGTCATCAACGCGACGACTACTATTCCCTACACCACTGCGCTCCGCGGCTACGGCATGGGCTTGTCGCGCATTATCAGCGGCCCCAGTATGACGACGCAGCACGGGTTCGTGTTTTGGGGAGCGGGCCTGGTCGAGTACTCCGTGGTCGAAGACCTGATGTTTTTCGGAATCGCCGGTCAGACCCAGGGGTTTGCCATCTTAGTCAATACCCACAATTACTTCAAAGCGGAGCGGGTCTACATCTACACCTGGCCCAGCGGCGTCTATTTCAACAACGCTCATATCTCCCAGCTCACCGATGTCTATGTGTTCGACCCGGAGGACGTGACCGGCATAGGCGTCCATATCCAGGGGCTCTCCAGTTATGTCACGCGCCTAGATCGGGTGGTGGTGCAGGGCAACACCTCTCCCGGCGGAACGTCTCAACCCCTGGCCGGGTTACGCATCCGGCAGGTAGCGGACGTGATTGTGAAGGATTGTCACTTCATGGTCTGCAAGAACGGGATGCTCATCGACCCATCCGGCGGGATGGGCGTCTCGAGCGTCAAGTGCGTGGCAACCTACTTCGATAACAGTTGGGGCAATGGCGTGCTGATCCAGCCGGGGGCGGGCTCCGGTGTTTACCGGACGGAGTTCCTCAGTTGCTGGTTCTCCGACAGCAAGGCTGGATGGGGCTTGCTCCTGACGGACAGCGAAGGCGGGGATATCAACGGGGTGATGGTGGACGAGTGTCAGTTCTACCGCAACTCTTCTTCGGGAATGCTTGCAGATGGAGGGGGGGCGGGAACGGTGCTCGGCGTCCGCGTCAACGGATCGGTTTTCTCCGGCAACAGCAACGCCACACCGAATACCGCCAGCGGGGCCGTATTCAACTGTAACGACTGGATGTTTACGAACAACCGCTCAGGACCTGCGGACGGATTCGGCAACTCGCAGGCATACGGGCTATTCGTCTTCAGCGCAGCCAACAACAGCTACACCATCACCGGCAACGATCTGTCAGGCAATATGACTGGAGGTCTGGCGGATAACGGCGAGGGAATGTCAAAGGTAGTCCGCAATAACCGCGGCGTGAGCGACAAGGTGGCGACTATGGCTTCCGCGGCAACGCTCAACCTCGGAGCCGCCGGCGTCGAAGTGGTGAAGATTACCGGCACAACCGCGATCTCGACCATCACCGGAGGTTGGGAAGGGCGTGAGGTTACTTTGATCTTCACCCAGGCCGGGCATGGAGGTCTGGTGACCGGCGGCAATATCGGTCGGGCGCAGACGGCAGCGCTGTTTCAAAGCATACGCCTGAATTTTGATTCGGCTTTTTGGTATTGAGCTATGTCTCTCTGGAACTCGGCTATCTGGAACTCGACGCAGTGGGGCGGAGGCTCGTCCTCTTCCGGAGGAGGCGTGCGCCCCGTCACTGCCGGCCAACTGATCTACGACGCTTACAGAGCTTTAGGAGTCTTAAGACCAGGCCAGCGCACCAGCCCCGAAGGCCATGATGACGCATTCGGCCTCTTGAATGACATGGTGGACAGTTGGAACACCGAATCGCTCATGATCCCGTCGCTGACCCGCAATGTCTATCCCCTGACCGCAGGGGTGGGCTCGTACACGCTGGGACCTGGAGGGAGTTTGGGTGGAGAACGGCCCCAGCGCGTCGTGAGCGCGGCATTGGTAAGCTGCGATTGCGGATGTGGTTGCTCCGATGGAAACTGTCAAAACTTGAAGCTGATGACCGGATGGCAGGACTGCTGTTCCGGTTGCGGCATCTACATCGACGGCGCGTACCCTGACGCCAACATCAACATCAATCCCCCACCGGCAGAGGGCCAGTCGTTAGCTCTTCAGTCCTGGGGTACGCTCTCGGGCTTCGCGGATCTCGATACGCCGTACGGCTTCGCCCCAGGCTATGCATTAGCTCTACGTTGGAACCTCGCGGTGCAGCTTGCGCCCTACGCTCTCATCATGATGAAGATCCCGTCGAATCTCTTGCAGCAGATCGAGGCGCAGGCGATCCAGGCGAAGGCCGCTGTTAAGAGTTTCAACAGCCGCGTGCCAACGATGGACACCGGATTCGGCGGCGGGCAGTACGACATTTGCCAGGACCGGTATATATGAGCGGCTGTGTAGCGATCGCGGGCCCTCCCGGACCTCCGGGACCCACAGGGCCTGTTGGACCGCAGGGACCGCTAGGACCGTCCGGCGGCCCCACCGGACCCCAAGGGCCGCAGGGCGTACAGGGCATTCAGGGGCCGCAGGGAGAGCAGGGAATCCAGGGCGTTCCAGGTCCACAGGGAGTGGAAGGGCCTCCGGGAGTCGGCGTCAATACCAAGGGAACGGTTCCCTCGTTCGCGAATCTTCCCACAGGGGCGGCTCCGGGAGATGCCTACATCACGGCGGACACCGGCGATCTGTGGGTATGGAGCCAGATCGGGGAATGGGTGAATGCCGGCCATATCGTCGGCCCGGAAGGTCCCGAAGGCCCGATTGGGCCGCAGGGGCCGCAAGGCGTTCCAGGGCCGCAAGGGGTTCAGGGCATCCAAGGTCCCGCGGGCGAACCTCCCCCGGTTGTCATCAACGCGCAGACCGGGAACAGCTACACGCTGGTTGCCGCCGACGACAAGGCGGTCGTCACGTTCAGCAATGGAACGGCGGTCACGCTCACTGTCCCGGCGGGCCTGCCCGTTGGATTCTCCTGCACGATCCTCCAGCTCGGCGCGGGACAGGTGACGGTCACCGCATCCGGCACGACGATCGTTCAGCGGCAAGACTTCACCGCAACCGCCGGCCAGTATGCGGTCATATCGCTGCTCTCCTATGCGACGAACGTGTACGACTTGAGCGGCGACCTGGGCGCATCAACGGCAATCGGACCGAATACCTACTGGCGGCTGTACATGACGGCAACCTCGACCAACGACGCCGCGCAGATAGCGGAGTTGGAGATGTACAACGCGAGCGGGACGCTGCTGACCACCGGCGGCACGCCTACAGCGTCGGCCAGCTACAGCGGCAACCCTCCCACTCTGGCATTCAACAATAACCAGGCGGATGGGTGGAGTTCCGGTCTGGTAAGCAGCCCGTGGTGGCTGCAATATCAATTCGCGGCTCCTGTGCTCGTCGCTTCGATACGGATTGTGACGACCGGCACCTATCTCCCGGTAACGTTTAAACTCCAGTACTCGAACAATGGCTCGACCTGGAATGATGCGCTCACTGTGACGGGCCTCACATGGACAGGCATCAAGCGATCGGCATCCTTTGCGCTTTCGCCGGCGGCTGGGATGTACTCCGCGTGGCGTGTGAAGTTCAACACCAACGGCGGCAACACCGCGGCTGGACTGGAGGAGCTGGAGTTCCGGGAGTCGGTCGGAGGCGCGGATATCACTACGACAACCGCGAATTATGCGATCTCCATAGGGGAATTCGGCGGCACGCCTACCCCGAACGCATTTGACAATACCGCTGCCGCCTGGGCGTACAACGTTGCCGTTCCCGGCGCGTGGATCGGGTACTGCTTCGCAAGCGCCAAGCAGATCTTGCAGGTATCCATCAAGGCGAGTACCGGCAATGCCGCGCCGGTAGACTTCGACGTTCAGGGAAGCAATGACGGCGGGATGACCTGGACAACGGTGCGGAACTTCGTAACACCCGCGACGTGGACGAACGGAGAGACGCGGCTGTTCAACATTTAGGGCTCTTATGCCGATCACACCATTTTCTTTGTGCGGTCCTACGTTCCAGACCCGTGACGGGCTATGGAATTCCGAACGCTGCACCAATTTCTATCCCAGCGGAGACATGAGCGGACACGCCAAGTCGAAGATATCGCTCCAGCCGTGTCCCGGCCTGCACAAGTTCTGCGACGTAGTCTCCGCAACCGGAAGCCCTGGAATACGAGGAATGTTTGCCGGGGATAACCGCTTATTTGTGGACGTGGCGTCACGGTTCATGGAGGTCTTCGAGGACGGCACAACCAAAGAAGCGGCAGGCACTACGGGAGCGGGATACACGCCGGTCCAGTTCGCAGCCTCGGGACTCTCGGTCATGGTTGCGACAGGCGATTCGATCTGGAGAGTTTCCGGCGCCACGCCGGGAAGCACGGACCTTACAGTCACGAAAACCTACGACGGGGCTATCTCGGTCGTCTGGCTGGACGGCTACTACATAATTTTGCTGAAGGACTCGAACACCATCCAACTCAGCGACCTCAACTCGGACGGGGACCCGGCCTGGCATGCCGGCGACCCCGATTACCCTGGCGGCCCCTGGAACCCGCTCGACCAGCAGACGAAGATGGGTAGTCTCGACCGGCTGGTGCGGCTCGAGGTGCATGAAGGCAACCTGTGGTTGTTCGGGCGCGAGACGATCGACGTCTGGTACAACAGCGGAGACGCGGACTTTCCCTTCAGACGCATCAGCGGAGCAATGGTCGATCAAGGCACGTCGGCCCCGTGGTCTGTTGCGCAGATAGACAGAAAACTCTACTGGCTGGGCCGGGACAAGAGAGGAAGAGGACGGGTCTTCAGGACCGAAGGCTACACGCCAGTCCCGATCAGCAACCCAGCCATCGAATATCTCATCGATTCCTATCTCGACCTCGGGACCGATCACGCGATCACCGGCTACGGCTACCAGGAGGACGGCCAAACTTTTTATGTGCTCTCCTTCCCCACCTATGCCCAGGCGACACTCGTCTACGATTTAACGACGAACATGTGGCATGAGCGAGCCAGGTGGAACGGAACCGCCTGGGAGCAGTGGCGCGGGGCTTCGTTCCATGCGCACGTCTGGGGCAAGCACATTGTTTCCCGGTGGTCACCGGACGGCCCCTATATCGGCCCCGATCACAGACGCTTGTGGGAAATGAACGTGCAGTTCCCGGACGACGAAGGATTGCCGATCCGGAGGCAGCGCATAGCTCCGTATGTCCAGGCCGAGCAGCAATTCTTACAGCACCACTACCTGCGGCTGTATACGGACTCGGCGTCGAACGTGAACATGCGCTACCGCAACGACGAAGGGACCGCCTGGTCAACGCCAAGAGTTGTCGCGCCGTTCAAGCATGAAGTGAAGTACAGAAGATTGGGGCGGGCTCGCGACCGGCTCTACGATATCTGGATCGACGACGCGACGAAGCCGCCGATGATTGCCGAAGGCTGGTTGAACCTGTCGCCGTCTCTTGAGAGGTAAGCCGCCTTAACCTAGCGGCATTGCCGGTTACCAACCGGAGGCTACTGCTTGCGCAGAGAGGCGCACGGCAGAGATTTAACGCCTAAGGGGCGATGTACGCTCCTCAAGGCGCGTGATGCGTTCGGCATGATCGTCCAATTTGGTTTCGATTCGTCCAAGTCGCGTGATGATATCGGCTAGTTGCGTGTGCAGCGGTTTAGTGACAACGGCATAGATTCCACCAAATAACGCCGCATAAGCAGCGACAACAGCGGCTATTGCCTGCCATACCTGAGGATCTTTCAATGAGGTTCTCCTGCTGAATGGTGTTCAGCTACATCTATCGTAACAAGTAAATGCCACGCCAAGCCCCGTCCGGCGATCAACTGCCATTGCAGCAGGCGGTTGTTGACCAGCGGCGATTGCTCACGGTCCCGTGGGTCGGGTTCCTGCAACGGCTCTACGATCTCGCAAGCTCGAAGCTGTACGTCGAAGGGACGCACGCGCAGAGGGTCGGCGCCAGCCCTCCCACTCTCGAAAATCCCGGCACGCCTGCCGGCCAACCGGGAAGCAAGAACGGCCCCGGAACCTTCTTCTACGAGACTGACCGCGGCGTGCTGTACCAGTCGAGATTGGTCATAGATCCGGCCACTCCGGACGATCCGCCGGTCCCGGCATGGGTGTATGTCAGCGGCACTATGCGCAATACTCTCGCGAACAAGCCAACGGACCTGGGATGGAAACCAACGAACAAGACGGTGGACACCGGCTTCCTCTTCTACGCGACAGACTACGCGCACACCTGGAGATGGACCGGAACCACATGGGAGTTCGCGCCGGGAGACAGGTTCAGCGGGGAGATCGCGTGGTTCGCGCTTCCCTTGGGAACAGGCTGGGCCTTGTGCGATGGCTCGCCAACCACGATGACCACGCCAACGGCAACCACCGTAGCCGTCAACACACCGAACTTAATCGGGGCGTATGCCAAAGGCGCGACAGGCTATACGGGAACGGTCATTCCGGCAAGCGGCTCGCTGGCCGGCGGGACGACAGACGCGGAATCCGGCCACACCCACGCGATCGACCATGACCATCCGTCATTCCAGTCGAGCGGTAGCGCGGTGGACAGCACGTTTTCCGGCGGGCCATACGAGGGCGTGAGCCCCGCGCACAAACACAACATCGACGTACCGGCATACGCCGGAACGTCAGGCGCTGGCTCGGCGCACACGCACACGATCGGGTCTATGCCGGTGACAGCGGAACCGAAGCACGTCGATCTGATGCCGTACTTGCGGAGATAAGGAGATTCTTATGTGGGGCCAAATCATAGGCGCGGGCGTATCCGCGGTCGGCAACATCATTGGCGCAGCGCAAGCGAGAGGCGCGATCAAACGCGCCGGGACGCAACTTGTCGAGGCGGGCAATAGGGAAGCCGCGGACGCCCTAGCCGTTCCCGGACAAATCAATCCGATGATCGGGGGAGCGTATGACGAAGCAGGCAATCTCGTCCGTACGGCTAGCGACCAGGCAGCCGGCGATATCCTCGGCGCAGGCCAGCAGGCGAACCAATACCTTGACCCCTACAGAACGGCGGGCGGGGAAGCGCTCACAAGTTTAAGCCAGCTCGCGCAAGCCCCACAGGAGCAGTTCACCGGGACGAATCTCGAGATGGACCCCGGCTATCAGTTTCGTCTCAGCGAAGGAACAAAGGCGCTCGAGCGGGCCGCGGCGGCAAGAGGATCGCTCCAAGGTGGCGGCACGCTGAAGGCTCTCACGCGCTACTCGCAGGGAGAAGCGTCCCAGGAATACGCGAAGGCGTTCGACCGCTCCTTGCAAGGCTTCAAGGCCAACCAGGACGCGAGGCAGCAGAAACTCAATACGCTTTCGGGACTCGCCACTCACGGCTACAATGCGGGTGCGGCCAGCGGCCGGAATATCCTCGACGCCACCCGTGTCGCAGGAGACTGGCGCAATCGAGCCGCGGAAACGATCGGCGGCTACGGAGTCAACTCGGCAACTGCGCAAGCCGGGAACCTCATGCACTACGGCGACGTAGCCCGCGGGTTACGGATGGGCGCGGAGCAAGCGCAAGCCAACAGCATTATCGGAGCAGGTCAGGCTACGGCAAACATGTGGAGCGGAGGAGCCAATGCGTTAGGTGGCGGTATCGCGATGGCCGACTTTATGGGTAGCAGAGGAGCCGCCGCTCCGCAAGCTCCCGCAGTTCCGAATTGGGCATATGGCGTAGGACAGATGCCGGGACCGCAGCAGGGGTGGGGTGGATTGCCGCAAGCCGTTCAGGACCGTGACTGGTGGGCCGCTAATCCTGCCGGCTACCGACTGGGCTAGGAGAATCCCATGAACCCTAACGTCCTTCTAAACGCCTGGAAGCCGGACTTCCTCGACCCGATGGAGTTGTACTCCAAGGGCATGAATATGCGTGCTCTGGTGGACGCAAGAAAAGCCCAACAGATACAGAGACAGTTCGCGATCGAGGACCAGGAGCGGAAGAGATCCCTGCTTCAACTCCTGCAATCTAATCCGAACGCCACAAGGGAAGAGATATTGCAGGTGGACCCGTTCGGAGGCATGGCTCTCATCAAGGAGCAGGACGCGCAGCGAAAAGAACAGCGTCTGGCGCAAGAAGCGCAGGCGCGAGCGGAGAAAACAGAGCAAGACATTCTCCAAGCCAAACGGGTATGGCAAGGCAAACTGGCCGTTTCCATGCTTGGCGAAAAAGACCCGACGAAGCAGGAAGAACTTTTCAAGCGATACACGCCGGGAATGGTTGCCGTGGATATGCTGTCTCCCGAAGAAGCCGCGGAGCCATTCAATCCATCGCTATTGTGGCGAATTGCGGAGCGAGGATTGCCGACAGGAGCGCAAGACCTACGCGACAAGATCGCGAAGGCTCAACGTGAGGAGGAAGAGGAAACCCGCAAGCGTCTCAAATTCGGTCCGGACTTCGCGAAGAGTAAATTCGACGCAGAGAAAGCGCAGAGAGAGTTGACCGGCCAGGAGCCCACAACTGAGGAAAAGACATTCCGTAACGTCTTCCTTCCTGGCTATCTCAAGACAAACCGCCTTCCGCCAACGGATGAGAACGTCTACCAGGCATACAGCGAGTTCCAGGAAGCGAAACGTCCGCGAATCGGTGGCGTTCCTGGTGTGGACGTACCTAAGCCACAGGCAGTGATCGATCAGGACGTTGAGAAGGCTGCACGTATAGCCGCAATAAACGCAGCTAACGCTTCACAAAAGCCCGCTACTGAGGGCGAACGTAAAACCCTCGGCTTCTACGAGCGCATGAAGAACGCAGAAGAAAACCTAAGTACGCTCGAGGACACCCTGTCCAAGTTGGACACCATGGGTCAACTCCGGTTAAAGAATGCGCCGGACTGGGCTCAAAGCAAAGAAGGCCAGCTCTACCACCAGGCGCTACGGCAGTTCACCGAAGCACGGCTCCGCAAAGAGTCAGGAGCGGTTATCGGCCCTAGTGAGTTCGAATTGTCGGAAAAGACGTTCTTCCGGCAACCCAACGACGACCCTGAAACGGTCAAGCGCAAGAAGGCAGCACGCGCACAGTTGCTCAATTCCATGCGCCGGGAAGCCGGGAAGGCGTACACGCAAACTTATGGGGAAGGGGAGCCAACAACTCCCACAACCGCACCTGCGGACGTAGTGCAGTGGGAGCGCGGACCCGATGGCAAGGCGCGAAGGAAACAGTAATGCCGAAACGCATTGAATACGACGGGAAGATCCACGAGTTTCCGGACGACTTCACCGACGACGAGATTCGTAAGGCACTCGACGCGCAACAACCCACGCAACAATCTACGCAATCAGCCGCGCAGGAGCCAGAGCCCACCTTCATGGGGGAGATCGGGAAGATCGCGACCCAGACCGGCAAGGACGTGGTTGCCATGAAGGATCTGCTCGCCGGTGTCGGCGCGGGCGTATTCTCGACGTTGCACGGCACGGGAAAGCTGCTGGGCTACGATTCGCCTTACCTCAAAGAACTAGCCACGCCTCCCGATACAGCGATGGGCAAGACCGGCAAGTACCTCGAGCAAGGCGCGGAGTATCTCGTGCCGGGAATGGGAGCAGCGAGAGGCGCTGCACTGTTACGGAATGCGCCAAGGGTCGCGCAGATAGCAGGCCGCGCAGGAATGGAAGCTGTTGGCGCGGGCGCTACGGCTGCGCTGCAATCGGGCGGTGATCCTGAAGCGGTACGGAATGCGGCACTGCTCGGTGGGGGAGCTTCTGCTGTAGTCGGAGCGGCTCCAATGGTCGCGCCGGCATTGCGAGAGGCCGCCGTGACGCAATACGGACGCTTCCTCAATCCCACCAAGGAAAAGTTTAAGAGAACGGCACAGCGGGTCATTCCCGAATTGATTCAGCGCAGAGAGTGGACGATGAGTATGCCACGCCTGCTCAATCGCGCTCAGGACCGGATGCGGTTTTTTGGCCAGCAGATCGATGACGTATGGCAAGGGATGGAGCAGACGGGAACAACGGCGCAAATCGATCCCATCGTGCAGCGGCTCGACGACGTAGCACGCGAGCACTTCTTCACGCGAAACGCGCAAGGCCAGCCCGTGCAGTTACGCGGGTCTGCTGAAGCAGGCTTCCGGGAATTGCAGGGCATGGCGCAGACCATGATGGAAGCGTCCCAGTTCAATCCGGCCACCGGGGCTCGCGAAATCCCAATACGAACCTTGCGGGAATTGCGACAGTACTGGGATGAAGTGGCTGATAAGTCGGGCGCATTTACCAAGCGACCGAATGAACTCGCGGATTGGGCCAGGGGTCGGGCGGCTCGCTATGGAGGGGATGCGGTGCGTGCTGAACTCGCCCAGGCAACTCCTAATCTGACCGCACTCAATCAGGAATTCTCGTTCTGGCGACGGGTCGGAGACGTGGCAGAGGAAACCGTTGCTAGACGTACCGGACAGCAGAAGCCACTCACACGCCAGTTGATGCGGGCCGCGGGAGTCGGCGCGGGAACCGCAGCTGGCTCGGCGGCGGGAGGTGTAGTCGGCGGCGGGCTCGGTGCCGTACTCGGTGGAGTTGGTATGGAAGCATTGCAGACGATGGTGTCATCGCCTGCGTGGCGCACAATCGCGGCCGTCAACAAAGACCGACTCGCCAATGCCCTCGCAGCAGCCGACACGGGAGCCGCGCAGTTTTATCTGAATCAGCTTTTACGGCAGGCCGGGATGCCGGCCGTCACTGGCCGCTCTGAATCCGGTGCCAAAGCCCGCGCACTGCCAGCGGCCCCGTAGCGATCCACAGTACGTGCCTGACTTTCGTATCCAATGCGATCGACTCCTCGGGAGTCTTCGCCCGCTCGTTGTTGTTCCAGAGATACGCGAACCACACCAGGAACCAGACACCGCAGATCCTGCCCCACATCTTTCGTCTTCGGAAGGTCCGCTCGGCCCATCGCTTCGCCTTCCAGTCTTTCAGGTCTGGAATATCGGGGTGATAGATCAACTCCCCGTCCGGATCACGTATCTCCCGTAGCGTCAGCAGATGCTGCGGCCGGGATGCCGGGATTAGTTCCCCGCTGCATTCCCTCTGAATCCGCAGCCTTCTCGGCATTTAGTTCGACCAGTCGATGCAGCAGCCGCCCAGCGTGGGGAGCGATGGCAAAGACGGGAGCGACGGAAACGTGGTTCTCGGCGCGATGATGACGGGCGCAGACGTGGTGTACGGATTCGTCGCGCTGTACATCGAATACGGACTGCCGTACGTGCCGTAGGGGTTGTTGACGGAGTATTGGCTGTACTGGCTGCCGTATTTTCCGTATGGATTCGAGATGGAATCCTGATCGTACGGGTTGGCCGACAGTTTGCCCAGATAGACGCCTTTACCGTCGTTGGAATAGATACGCGGAGCCGACTGCGCGAACGCGCCCACCGCTGCGGAAATCAAAAGTATTGCGGAAAAAAGGAGCTTCATGCTCCAATGCTAGCGACTGCGCTATACGTGTGTCGATGGTCCGAATGGCTCATTTTCACCAGAAAATATAGAACCGTATAGGCCAGTGCGGCCGTTTGAACTTAATCCACTCATTCTCCTGGTCGCCATCGACCAGACGCCTTAAGTTGTCGATGGGCTCGACGGTGATGATGATGTCTCTGTAACTTACAGGCTGGTCTTGCAACGACGAGTTGCCTTCGAGCAGTTGCAGGACTTCCGCCTCGACTCCAGTACGCAGAAAGCAGTAGTGGGTCTTAGCCTGGATACGGAAACGAAATCTAGGATTGACCAACCGCTATCTTAGGCAACCGCCGATAGTACCCGTGTTCTAGAACCCCGCTATAGATCCCTCACCACGGCACCCCCGAATCGCACTCCTCCACCGCCCGCAGTTCTTCCAGATCCATAACTAATACCAGGAGAGCCTCGTCATCCATGCAGGACACTGCCTCATGGAGACGTTGTAACAGTGAATCACGCTCGTTCATCGCCGCATCAACTCCATTTCCCATCGAGTCTCGTCCTCCTCGGGAGGGGGATCGAGGAGTAATCCGGCCAATTTGGCCACTCTGTCCGAATCGGCCAAATGAGATTTGGGGAACCGCCAGGAGTTGCGTCCGACTAAAAAGCCCAGCCGCGGAGCAATCCTCCTGAGGAAAGCTTTCGGAAGACCGGAGAATGCCGCGGCTTCCTTCACGGTGAGATACAGCTTGTTATTTGCCACTACGTGAGCTTCCTTTCTGGAGATTAGAAACTCCAGAAGAAGCTCTCGGGTTACCTCGCGAGGATCGAGTACGGCATCCGCTGTACGCTCGGCGGTGCGGTCCTTGGTAGCCACCACTGAGGCGAGGGTATCGACGTCCTTCGGGTTATACACTGTCTCGGGTTTCTTCCCTTCCCGTGGCCGGCGTTTGCGCTCGGGCGCGTAAGCGAATTCTTCGTACTTTCCCGCGGCTATGAACCGCCGAAAGGTGCGTGGCGAGAGGGCCAGTTTCGCCGCAGCTTCGCCTTCAGTGTACCACTCTTCCAGGTCAATCATTGCAGTAGTTTAGCCTAATCCGGCCAATTTGGCCAACTTGGCCCGATTGGCCAAATGACTTTGTACGTTCGTAAATACTACAATCGTAGTATTGAGATTAATCTTCTCCGGTAGCGGTCTAGTGCCCAGGAGGATTCTTGACCATGGCTGTTAAGAAAACCGTAGTTGTCGCCAGACCTTTCAAGGACAAGGATGGCAAAGACCACAAATTAGGGGAACGTCTGGAAGTCGATGAGGATTATTCGCAGGAGTTGATCCGAAACGGCGACGCGAAAGACGACCCGCAAGCCTCGCAACAACCCGCCCGCTAAATAGCAAAGGCCCCATGAACGGGGCCTTCCAATCTAAAGATTTTTTGCCAAAATAACCTGAGCCCAGAGGACATTCAGGGGCAAGAACAGTGTATCTCACTTTTGTAGACCCGTGCTATGTGCCGCGCCAGGTCGAACGGTATCTTGGCTATTTGAGCCGATACCTGCTTACGGAGAGGGCTATTGGATGACGTGTTGCGAATCGGGTGGTCATCCTTGCCGCCATATTCGCCAAACCAGCCGCCCCGCCGGCCCCGGTTCACCTTTTGCCCGTATCCATCGCGGTATGGCATTATGGCCGGCACGTCGCCCCACAAGTAATAGGCCCCGAACTTCCACCTGGCGCATCCCACCCACCGTTCCGCCCCACGCACATTTTCGACCACCAGCGGGATATACCGGCCCGCTGCCTCGGACGCCTCGCGCTGGATACGGAAGCACGCCTCGAACAGCGTGTTATCCGGCGGAGGTAACGCCTTCGCCCTTTTCCACGGCATGGCGCGGTAGCTGTACGCCTGACATGGTGGCGAGGCGACGATCAGCGCGGCGTTGCGGACCTGCGAACCGTGGAGGGTAAGTACGTCCTGCAATACCAGTTGCGCCGGATACGGACGTCGCTCGATATCGAACCCGATCACGTCGTACCCCTCGGCAAGCAATCCTTCGGTCCAGCCACCTAAACCGCAGAAAAGGTCAATCGCCAGCATTACTTCCGGCTCACCTGTTGCTGCATCAGGGCCAGCTCTTTTCGCTCGGCCGCATTTAACTGCTTCGTCTCGACGCGACGGATCGTGCAGGGGTAGGTGGAATACAGCCTGGAGCAGGTGAGGGCCAGTTCAAGGGTCCCGTGGATGTGCCCGCATGTCTCACCGGCGGTATAGACGGTGTACTTAGCTCCCGGCATTTTTCTTCTTCACGATCACGTTGGCGTCGAACCCGCCCTTGAGCGCTTCGATGAATTCCGCCAGGTCTTCCAGCCTCAGCACCAAATTGCCCATGAACCCTGTATCGCCGTACTCGAGTTCTAAGCGCATGTAAGCCTCGGCGGGCTCTATGGGTGAGGTGAGGACCTTCAGGAGCTTGGGAGGGCCTAGCATCGCGATTAATCGCCTGTTTCACCGAAGAGTGAGAGTTGCGCTTCGTCCTCGACAACTTCTTCAGGTTTCTCCGGGTTCTCCAAGTTGCTGCGTCGAGCGCCTTCCTGTTCGTCGAGCCAATCAGAGAGTGCCTTGGTTCCTTTGGTGTTGTTGCAGGCCCCGCAGCATATACGCAGATTCCGGACATGCAGGCGCGCCCAGTCCTGCCGATCGCGAGGCGGGAGCAAATGGTCAATTTGGACGTCCCTCTCGTTTAGGAATGCATGGCCGCAACTCCCACAACGGCCCTCGCTGCTCATGGCTACCCGCATATTCGGGACTAGGGACTGGTAATTCATCTGTATCCAGAAGAATTCCGTTGTTGTCCCAGACCTATGAGCAGCCGCTTGGGCTCGGCCCCGAATGACGGCTAATGGCCGATCCGCGTTCTTGAGAAGGTTCCGCTCTTTCTGCTGGCAGTCGCGGCAGGTTCGATCAAAGTGGTGCCAAACGGTACCGTTTGGCATTTGTCGCTTGCGGCTGGCAAATCGGGAGTGGTGCTTCCATAGCCCGCAGCCGATGGGTGGTGAAGCACACTTTCGCTCGCATGGCCGATGGTCATCCATGGCCTAGTAGTTCTCTGGCTATTTGCCGTTCATGCTCGGTTGCGTCGGGATCGTTGAGGATCTTATTAGCCTCCTCAAGTGCTTCCAGAGTAGGTCCAGCCCGTGGTACTACCAGCGCAGCCGCTGTGGTTTCCCGTCTGAGTTGTTCCTGCCATGTTTCCGCGAATTCGATGGCAACACTCGGGATGCCGCCTACATGTTTCAACCGGGGAAGTCTTTCGGGAAGGTGTTCATCAAGGAAGATTCGTACAGCGGTGTGCGGGTTCGGAAGGGCTGCGACCAACTCAACCACTCCAGAGAATTGCTTTTTGGTGAGAGCACCCTTGCCGTAGTGTGCGATCAAGGCGGGGAGTTCTTCTTGGAGGACTGAGGTGGGAGCGTTCGTCGTCGTCGATTGTTCTGTAGCAGGTATATCTACGAACGACGACGACGACTTCTGTTCTTCATCTTCGCCGTAAGAATAGTCAAGCTTTTCAGAACTAATGATGCGGTTCTCGGAAATGTACTGTTGCAGAACATTCCGGTGCTGTTGCATCAACAACTTAAATGCTGTTACAGCATCTTCCTTGATCTTTTCGAGATGTTGTAATGTTGCTGTTACAGCAACATTGTCGCGGCCCTCAAACAACTCCGCTGGTATCTTAATACCCAGGATCTGAGTCGGAAACGTGTAAGCAACTTCGCTATTGTTACAGCAACTTTCGTCGTCTAATGTTGCTGTAACAGCAACATTTTTGGACTCGACAACAGGACACCAGAGTCCATCTCTCTTTTCGAGCCGCTTGTCTTGAACCAGCTTGGAAAATGAGTGGGAGATGTTCCCGCGATCTGATTCCTTGAGGCTTAGGATCTGGAGCAGATGCTTCTGGCGCAGGGGAACCGGCTGGCCGTTCTCATCAAGTACGAGATAGCCCGCGTCATCCTTGAGAAAACACGCCTCACGGGTATGCTTTCCGCACCAGCTATACAGGATCAGAGCCCAATAGACACGTTCGGTCAGGCTTTCCGCCGTCGCAATATTGTTGACAATGCTTTGCCGGGGCACGGTTGCCCAAGCGGCTAGGGCGTGCTTCTTGACGAGGTCGATATTGGTGAAATCTGAGTGGGGAACCGTTACGGCTGACGCGGCTCTCGGCATAGTGCCAGGAGCGCTAGATACAGGATCTTTAATGTTTAGGGGTTTACTGTAAGGTCTTTGGGCTGTTGCCATTGGGCGGGCATCCTGAAAGATCGGGACTTGAAATTCCGCGCCAATGTAGATATATATATTCTACCTGCGAAACACGGGTTTGTAGCCGTGTGAGCAGCACCAGTTGGCGTGGACATGCTATGCCTGCTTGTGACAGGTGTAG